GCAAGGCCAACATATATGCTGTTACCCGGAGTTGCAAAACTCTCCGCGTTGTTCTTAAACAGGAACTGCAATAGTGCATGCTCCATGTAGGTGGTTGCTGCGTTTGACGTTGCCATGTCTTCTACTCCTTATGTACGAGGCCGATCTGGCAGACCTCTGCGATACGCATCGCTGTTTTCTCTAGCTTCCGCCAGATCCTTAATTCGACTTAGAGCTTCGGCGAACTGTTTCTCGTACATCTGAAGCATGTCTTGTTCGCCCTTCATGTAAATGTACGCTTCCATCAATGAACCGTAAAGCAACGCATTTGGAGCGTTTTCACTGAGCCAAGTCGTTTGACTGTCGGCTCCGGGTGATTTTGTAATGCTATCTGGCCGGTAATAGTAGTGAAGCTCTACCGCGTAGTTTGAGTCGGGCGTCGGCGATAATATAAAGTTATTTACATCAAAAAAAGCATAATACTTTGGTGTTCCCGTAGTAGCGGGATTGGGATTATAGGTCTGTAGAAAGTTAACGTCTTTTTGAAGCAAAAACTCTTTGCTAGAACTGTTTGTTACAGACATTGAAAAAGAAGATAAATAGTCTGTAGGAACAGACAAGTAAGGATCGTTTTGAGTTAAAGTGCTTGTGGCATTTCTACGAAACACCTCAAGATCGACTAACTTAAATATTCGATCTTCGGCAGAACGAATAAAGACAGGCAGATTGGTAACGAAGGTTGTTTCTTCGTTGTCTGTAAAATTTTGAATTGCTGTCTTTAACTCGCCATACGTAAAGCTCATCAGGCAATCCTAACTATCGCATTGCTCGCATCCGCCGTCGGGATTGTGATTGTAAATGTTGAGGACGACGAAGATTTATCCGCACCAAAATCAAACACTGCTACGGCTTTGTTAGAAGCACTGCTGTTGTACAAAAGTGCGCCTCTCGCAGTTATCGTAGAGCTTGAAAAGGCAACGTCATCAAAATCTATAAACGCAGTGGTTCCGCTAGTGTTTACACTAACATTTGCAACAGTTGCCCCACCTGCACTGTAACCCGTACCACTAACTTCGTTGGTGCTTGAGTATGCGGTTGTGGTTGCATTCAATGTCGCGCTGTTAGTAAACAATGCGACCTTAAAAGTATGACTTCCAAAATTATGAACTGCATTGAACAGTTCGCTCTTGAAAGACGTACACAAGAAATTTCCAGAAAAGGCCATTTTCTACTCCTATGGCGTGTTTGCAGTGCCGCCCATACCACTGTGATTTGAGCAGTAATAATACAGAGTTGGAGCCCCAGAGGCTACCGTGATCTGTGTATACGCCCCTGAACTACCCGGAGTGCCGCTATGCGTTACACCGGTGGTGTATTCACTGCCGCCAGCATGTGTTCCATTAGATGTGGTAGAGAATCTAAATGGGTGCCCGGAATTACTGGAATCAGACTGATCAAATCGATAAGTGCTTCCCTCGTTGAGGGTGAGGGTTGGGGCAGCCCCTGAAAGACCTGCAATATAGTATTTATTACCGTATCCATCGCTTGAAACCGTTACAGTGTAAACTGTTATCGCTACTACAGAAACTGAACCTACGGCGCTTGTTCCCGCCACGCCCGTTACCGCCACTGTTGCAGAGGCTATGTTAGACGCAACCACGCTTCCAACGTAGCCCTCCGCAGAAATGCCGGTTATTGCCACAGAAATAGCTTCCCCCGTCGCACTACCTGTTGCCACTACTTGCCCAACTGAACTCAACATAACAGGCAACGGCACGTATCTAACAGTAGTAAGATTAAAAGTCGGGAAAGTTACGTTAACCGAAAAAATGTTCTGGGTGTCGGGCCTTGGATCTCGCAATGCTTGCGGGTCAGATATGTTTCGTACAGGAAATAATTGAGGATGTTTAGGATCAAATTCATCCGGTCCTACAATAGCCCCCGTCCATTCACGCTTTGCGTCCCTATATCTGTACCTCTGACCTGACCGGTCAGAAATAAAATAGGCTCTTTTTCCTGACGCAAACTTAGACATTAATTTACTCGTAAATACTGATATTGCGGCGTCACATTAAATGAAGATCTGTCCCGATCTTCTGTACGCGCTCTTTCAAACTCCTCTTCATACACCGCTTTTAAAAGTTGAACGCGTTCAGGAGCTTTTTTCATTGAAATGTAATAAGCCAACCCCGCGGCCAAACAAGGATAAAAACGAAAAGGAACCTCTAGTGTGTTTGTGTAGACATCTGCATCATCCATACGAACCAAAGCGTCATAAATTATTGTGTCCGTGGCGTTTTCGGGAGCCGGGAAAAGTTTTAAAGAAGGCGTTATTTGACGATCTAAGAAAAACTGGCTTGGTCGCCCCTGAGTGGTTTTTGAGGGTATGACTATGTACCCATCTCTACTGAGACGTTGCATGGACAGATCAGAACTGCTCCTGCTACACACCGCCGACAAGATATCGATTACATCCGTGCCCAGATTGTACGCGCTGGTGCCTTGAGACAAGGTCAACGTTCTTTGCGCGATTGTCCATTGGTTTAAGCCACGGTTAGCCCAATCTGCAAGAAGCAGATTGAGAGAACGTTTTGCGGTGCGGGCATCGTATCCCGTCCTGAACTCTAACCCGCACCGCTCAAAAGCTTCTTCGATATATTCATCGACTTGAAGCTCAAAGTTTTTTGACCCCGAAGTAGCCATGATTACTTCTTAACCTTGCCACCACGTTTCATCATTTTTTTAGCCATGCCGCCACCACGCATCATAGCAGGCTTTTTAGCCATGCCGCCGCCACGCATCATCTTTGGAGCCGCCTTTTTAGCTGCCCCACCGCGCATCATCTTCTTAGCCTTTTTCCGCATCTTTCAATCTCCTGTATAGGAATCTACGATTTTCATACAATTGCTCAGAATCATAGTATTGTTCACAATTTTTGTAGTACCCTTTCACTCTAAGGGCATCCGACGCTTCTTGCAACTTAGTCAACCTTTGCAAAAAAATCATAGCATATGAAACATCAGAGGTCGATATTTCGCTTTCAAAAGCACTATCATCTAAAAAATCGTTATCCACATCATCTGGATGAAAGCCCATTAAGAACATGTCGCGGTTGATTAACATGCCCGCGGAAATCATATCGTTTAACATATTGAGATAGCTGTCCATTTCATCTATGGGCAAAGGACAGAAGTCTATTAAAATTACAACGTCTTTACTGTCGTCCCATTGAGAAACTAGGGTGTAAAGATCTTGCCAATGATCGTTGTATTTAAAACAAAAACCAACACGATCTTGTGCCCATGCTGTTTTTGCATATGGACATGCGGGTAAATCATTGTAATTTGGGTTTATTTTTTCCAAAGCATGCGAAGACCAGTCCCGCATTTCTTTAATAATCTCTTGCTCCAGTTGAAAATTTGGAAGCATTTTATTCTCTCAAGCTTGTACAACAGAGCCTTTTGTTCTTTTTCGGCGGTTCGGCATGACTGCTCCGCAGCCTCTAGCAACCGCAGTTCCGCGAACAGATTTGCCCTTGAAGGGTCTTTTTGGTTTTGTCGTTGGTACAGCAGCGCCGCCATTTGCCATTTTTCTGACCTTGGCTTCTTTGGTGTTAGATACAACGGTCTTGCCCCCAGCCCCTGCTTTTTTCTTTTTTCGTGCAGTAGAGGCGCGTTGAGCTTTAGTAAGACTGTTAGCTTTAGCCCGCGGCAAACATCTGTCAGGGTTTTTCTTATCTTTAGAAGTGCCACATTTGCCTTTAATTGAGCCGTCACTACCAATCCTTACCCAATCCTGCTTCAACCATTTTTGAAGCTCACCCATTACTTTCCTCTCCGCTTTCCGCCTTTTGACTTTTTAGCGTAGTTGGGGTCTTTGCAGTATTTTGATGCGGCCAAGTTTGCATACGCCGACGGGTATGTATCAAACGTCCGTTTAGCCCATGCTTTTCCTTCCGGGCAAATCTTGGACCCTTTGCTTTTTCTACTGACACCGCCGCCCTTTCTAAAATAAGTGGGCTTTATTTTTTTGGATTTAGGCCCTGTGTTTACTTGCCTATTCATTGATCCACGAAGCATAGTCATCAGACTTCTCCAACAAAAAATCCTCCCACATAGGAGTAATCATTTCGTGATTAGCCGCAAGTTTCTCTTCAACATTTTCAAGTTGAACAGTCAACACCGCTAAATCTGTTTTGACAACAGACATTTCCATCGATATCCAACCAATTCCGGTCAAAATTAAAGCTGGCGCAATCTTGTCCCACGTCAACATTTCCATCTCTTCCTAGCTTGCCGTAAACGGCTGTTAGGGTTTTTTGCCGCCTTTGGAAATTTTTTCATTTGACCGGCGGAACGAGCGCAAAACGACTTACGTCTTTTAGCGTCTTTTGAGCCCTTCTTAACTTTGCCGGTGACCGCAGTTTTTAGTTTACTGCCGGGGTTTGCTTTCCTATACGCCGCCACCCCAGCTTTGGTCATTCCCGCCCCAGACTTTGTAGGGCGGAAATTCTTTTTGTTTCGCTTCGGCATTTTATCGTCACGCGAAGCCATAACTCACCTAAGTAAAGAAGAACGTTACTGCTGTGATATTAGTCAAAGTGCCGACAAAGATGTCCGTCACCCTGATACCTTCAGAAGGAATGTTCACAGAGTGCGTATCAGAGGCATTAAAGTCTAAATCTAAGACCGTAGCACCGCCGGAACCATCTGTAAGAGTAAGCCGTGGAGTTCCAGATGCAGTTTTTATCTGAATCTGTCTAATACGAGCAGGGCCGACACCAAGTGAACCTGTGCCGGTAATCCGTTTCGTTTTTACGTCAGAACCTGCCATAACTTACCCCTCATTCTTTTTCGTAACCTTCTTGACGGCCTTCACAGCCTTCTTGATAGCCTTTTTACCACCGTTGAGCTTACCCATGATAAGCCTCTTACGAAACAGCAGCAGAGAAAGGAGTGGCTTCGGTGCCTGTTGCCGCACCGCGAGCAACAACCGAAAACACATTTGACGCCACGTCTTGAATATCAATTGTAGCTCCAAGAATACCGCCGGTGGTCGTACCATTTAGAGTAATGGTATCGCTCGTTGCGGCAGTTTCAAAGATAGATGCAGAATTGTCTGAGTCATTAGCGACAATCGCTACACCGGCAATTGTGTCGTTAGCGTTAGCAACCTGAATAATGTAATTGTTTGAGGTAACGGTGGTTGCTACAAAAAACTTGTAAACATTACCTGTGCCACTAGCTGCCGGTAGGGTAACCGTCGCGCCGCTTGCTATGCCTAAGACCATTGTACGACCTGCATTAGCAGCAGAGGTCAATGTTACATCAGCAGCTACCGATACGAGAGAATCGGACCCTGAGATAAATCCGGCGGTAGAGGTCACCGGACCTGAAAAAGTAGTTGAAGCCATATTAACACCCTTTGCACAAGGTTTCGCTTTGTAGTCCGTGCAATGTCAGGTGGGCATGATCCTGTCTACAAAGCTGAGTTACGCCCAAAATCAATATATAGCAAAAAAGAAAAGGCGGCAACCGCCGCCCTTTCTCAAATTTATTTCGACGTTGTTACGCGCCGGGTGTGCCGAAGACACTGCGCCAGTCAGATACACCGAAGCTATAACGCTCACGTGCCTTGAAGCGCATGTTACCAGTATCAAAATCACCTTCCATGGCAGTCTTGATTGGCGAACGGTTAAACATCTTGAAGCCGTTAGGTGCATCAGTCTTGATGAAAAATGCATCTGTGTCGGTCAGGAAGTGGTTAACCACTGCGCCGTCTGGGATCATGCCCATGTTCTTCATGGCGTTCGCATCATTGTCGGCGGTGCCAACACGAAGGTTTGAGTTCATTACGCGCTCTGCAATGAACTGAAGTTCCTTCGGAATGATGAGCTTCATACCGCGTACAGCAACCTTGAGCCCGCGCTCATCGGTAAAGCCTGCGATATCAATCAGCATCTGCTCCAGTGACGTTTCGTTAAGATCCGCCGCTGTAGAAAGCAGGTTACGCTGGTTGCCAGACAGAGATGGGTGAGCGGCAGAGCAAAGTGCTGCACCATCACCAATCGGGCTGCCGGTGCTGAACGCATTGTTCAGAATCGCCGCAGCCTTAATCTGCTTGGTTTGAGCCATTGAACGAGCCAACGCTTTTGTATAGCGCGAAGCAAGGCGATCATAGAGGTTATCTTCGATAGCCTCTTCTGTGATCGAAAACGCAAGAGCAATTGTCTCGTGTGTATAACGAGCCGTATATGTCTCTTGTGCGTCATCGAACTGGACAGCACCACCTTCACTCTTAACAGGAGCCGTTGTGAAGCCCCCCAGCATAACCTCTTCTTCAAAGGCCCGATCTGAGGACTCTTCTTCAAAGACTTCTGCATGCTCGTTCTCGTAACGAGAGTACTCCAGACCAAACAGCGCTTTTAGGCCCGGCTCTAGCTCTTTTGCTAGTTGTGCGCGAGAAATAGCCATTGTCTATATCTCCCTTCTTATATGCCAGTAGACGCTGCTGTAGTCTGAGAATCAGAGCTAGAGCAAGGTGCGTTGTGGTGGAAATTAAACCGAACGATGAAATTCACACCCGCCGACGCATAGTCAAGGTTGGCAACATCTGTTGTCAAACCTACGATACGCATCGCCAAGGTTGCGGTTGTAGCCGCTGTGGAAATATCAAGTTCAGCAGTTGAACGTCCTGTTGCGGTTGACCCCGAAGTGGCTGTTGCAAGTGACGCGTTAGCAAAAACATCAGCAAGTGCAGTTGCACGATTTGTTGTCGTTGTATCCGCGGCTACCATAAACAGTTGATTAGGGTTGTCAGCTACAAGAGCTTTGATTGGAAAGTTCGTATCAACGCTAACGTTGTTTGAACCCGGCCAATAATTTTTGAAGACAGTTTTCTTAGTAGAGCTGTCAACATATTCAACGCCCATAAAGACCCCAAGAGCAGGAACCGTACCACCGTTTGCATTACCAACAATATCAATCACACCCGCCGCTAGCGGAATGACTGGTGAATACTGATAGATAGCATTCGTATTGTCGGATGCGATCTCATACTGAGTCACACCAGTGGTGTTAGCCGCTGCACCATTGAGTCCAATTGGACGAAGACCAAAGGCAGTATCTTGGTTTGCCATATTCGTCTCCATTCAGTCCTATTTTTTAGGACCACCAAAGGTTACACGCGATTGACGATCAGCATTGCTGATCCTCATTGTAGAGTGAGAATTTTCCCGCATCATATCGTGATCCACGGCTTCCATTTGGTCTTGAGTCCTACCATCAAAGTAAGCACTCCGTTCCGCAACAGTCTCCAATGGGATACGAGCAAGAACTAATCCGCCAACTCCAAACACACCAGCATATTTACCTGAATCAACGACGGGGGCCTCAAAATCTGGGTACTCATCTTGGCGGACAAGTTCGTAGCCTTCGCGTAGACGCGCAGAAATGTTTTTCTGATCATCAAATCCACGAACTTCAGCCCTAATCCAACGATGCTTGTATCCATCGGGCGCAGGTGGTGCGTCTAGCATAGACGGGGGAGCCCAAGGCTTACGCCTTGTCTCTTTCTCCCTTGTCTTACTAGCACGGGAGCTACGATCAACGCCGGTAGACCTTGTTACTTCTATGTCAGACACTGATCTTACTCCTTTACGTACTTAGCATACTCTTCAAGAGGCACACCCAATTTCTTGGCTATAGCGACCTGAGAGGGGGTCAATTTGACCTTGCGGCGTCCAGATGTTTTAGCAGTCCTAGATGCCGAAGCTACCGTCTGAACGGGGCGGCTGCTCGACTGACTGGTTTTGTCAAACTCGTTGGGGAACTTGTCCACAAGTCGTCTGTCAAGCTCAGTATAGTAATCATCTGAGTTCGGGTCAAACCCTTCATTCTCAACAAGACGTTTATGTATGCCAAAGGCCGCATAAGTCATGGCCTCGTCCTTACCAAACCACTCATTGCGCTCCGCCCAATCCTCTGCTTTTGGATCGGGACGCTGTGGTTCGGAACGATTGTACTGCTGTTCAACAGGAGCAGCCTGTTCTTGCGCCGGTGGTTGGCGATCAAACTGTGCTTTTGCTTGGCGGGCGCGTTCTTTTGCAACACTTAATTGAGCCAACCTTTCCTGCGCTTCAACGGCGGCATCCGTGTCGCCGATAGACATGGCTTGCCGAAGTGCCGTCTTAGCTGTCTCAAGCTCCGACTCAACTCGCCCAGAATACTCTTGAACGTAACCCTCATCTAGGGTTCTCATCTTGGTTTTTAATTCGTCGGCTTCTTTTTTAACAGCTTCAGCGTAAGCTAACGCATCTTTTTCACGGCGTTCCGCTTCACGTCTAAGCTTTGTAAGACGATCAATTCTTTTTTGAGAATCAGAAACTTGTTTTTCCTGTTGGGATGTTTCTCCTTGTGACACCTCAACAGATGAGTCCTGTTCACCCTCGACTTCTATTTCTACAGGTTCTTCCCTTGGTTCCGGCGAACCCGTGTCAACGGACTTTTCTACGTCTTTGTCTTCCATAAGATTTTCCATGATAGCTCTCAGTTATGAAGAATGTCTTCAGGGTCTAGTACAGTCGCTAGAATTTCGTCGTCATTAAGTATGCGGACTTCGCCGCCCTCAATTTTGAAACGAGATCCTGCGTACCTAGCAAAGATCACCCAATCCCCCTCACGACACCACGGTCCGTCGGGAAATTTCTGTTCTTCAGCATAGGCAAGAGCCCCTGCTTTCAAAACATAACCTACTTGGGTGGATACCTCATTTTGCTGAACCGCTTGATCCGGCAAATAAATACCCCCGGCGGTCTTCGCTTTGCCTTTGTACGGCAAAACAAGGACTCTCCATCCGGTGGGTTGAGGCATTCTTTCAATAAGAGATTTATCAAGGAGAGTGGGGTCAAGAACCCTGTCTTTAGGGTCTACCCATGGTGTGGAAGTAACTTCCGCGGGCTGTATAGCCTCAGTCATCTATTAGCTCCTGTTTTTCTAGCAGGCTCTTGAGTTCCTGTTCAACATATTCAAGACCGTCAATGTTCCCCATCAACCGCCCATAGTGTTCCATATCTTTAACACCACCCGCCATTACAAGCTCTGTGACTTGTTCTTTTTTCTTTCGGACAATGTCAAGAATGAACTGTGCGAGATTTATCTCATTCATATGAGATTTTTACTACTTCTTCCGAAACTTGTCTAGCCCTCGAATACCTAATGCTGCGCTACATACGAGAAAAACCAGATATTGATACCATTCCGGTAGCTCATTCAATCGGTCAAACCCATTTTTAACTACCTGCTCCATGCCCGGAACAAAAACCAGCACCACCGGAATCAACACAATCACGGTTACAATTTCATCTTTGATGCTAGATTTTGTAGCTTCTGCCATGATGATCTCCCATTTGGAGTCATGCGTGGCCGCAGTTTTCATAATTTCGGCTTTTGCTTCCGCTTCTGTTTGAGCAAGAGAGGCTTTTGCCTTTTGTTTGGATATTTGGCCTTCTAAAAAAGAGCCCGCGAGTGAGGATAGTGGCCCCAACAAAGCTTGAAACATGTAACTACTCCTTCTTAGTAAACTTTCACCAATTCAGGGTCTACTTGTCTAGGCACACAATATGCCGTAACCCTATCTTTTGCGTCAATGTATTCAGAGAAACCATAATTGCCGTATCTTTTAGATATTTGTTCTGCAAAATAGTTGCATTCAGTGATCGAATAAAAATGCATGTTTCCGCTTTCAAGCTTGCGAAAATCACCGGTGCCTAAATAAACCATAAGCAAAAAGGCGTCGATCATTCACTTTCGCGCCATCCAAGCTGTGGTCCCCATGTACGCCCCGACTATTCCCGCGCCAGAAATATAGAACAAACTACTGATCTCACTAAGCGCCGCAATTCGCTCTACGGACACCCACGGTGTAAACATCGCCGCCGTAAAAATACCCATTCCAATCAGAGTAAACCGCGCCATACGCAATTGAGCCAAGCTCTTTCGCAAATCACGTTCTGTCTCGCGTATTTCTCTAGCGTGTTCTAATTCTTCATCTGTGATTTCACCGTCACCGTCGAGATCGTATCTGGCGTATTCAGTTCCCTCTTGAAACTTTTTACTCATTTCTGACTGTCCCTTACAGCTTTTAAAGTTTCTTGCACGGTCATCTCTTTTTTAGCATTTGGGTCATACTTGCACTGATACTCAGAAGGAATAAATTCTAAATACTCGAATATCTGAGATTCAATGGTGTAGTTCTGCCCGCGGAATACACAAACCACCTGACGGTTGTCCATCTTTTCGCATTTAACTTTACGACACGTTGTCATTTGTTCGGCGTTAGCGGTGTGGGACTTTAATAACAGCACAAAAATAACCAAAGCTGTCGTGCCCAGTGCTGCGGTAAATATCCACGCCACGATTTCAACAAACTTTCGTCTGCGCTCACGCTGGCGATACAATGTTTCTTTACGCCTTTTGCGTATTTGCCCTTCCATTGCTACAAGTTGATCCCATTTTGACTTACCCATAGTCAAAGAAATCCACTGTTGTAACTCGTAACGTTGCTGCTGCGCTTTCTGTTTATTGGCAAAAGTCGTTATGGCTTCTTGCTCTACGCTTTGACCACCAAACAGTTTTTTAAATATAGGGGGGTTCTTTGCCTCTTTCTCCATCTGATCAAGGTCAGATAAAGCGCCCATCCATCTTGACAGGTCAGAGGCCATAGACTCAATGTCCCGGCCAATGGCAAAGCCCTTTTTAAGGGCTCCAAACGCCGCCGAAGCGGTTGCCATTGCAGATACCGGATCCATTTAACTTTTTACTCACAACCCATGTAGCTGCCACCTTTTGTGGCAGCACCCATGCCGCGAACAGTCATCTTCTTCATGCCCGTAGGGGTTTTTACTTCTTTTGCCTCGCCGTATGGAATACGACCCTGCTTGTCAATCTCCGCATACGGCTGTGCTTTTGGTGCCGCTGCAGGAGTATTGGTGACAATTTTTACCACGCTCATTCTACACTCCTTTGTTTCAAAAGTTCTCTTTCCATCGCCGCATTGATTCTGGATGCCGTCTGCTCTTCTTGACTTTGGATGCGCTCGTCAAACTGGCGAGACTTATCCATCATCTGAGCTTCCTTCAGGTTAAGCTCTCGCTCTTCCATCATCTTGTCGTTCTCTTCCCTGACCGCATCTAGCTGCAGTTCCTGTTGTTTCAACTGAACCACAGGGTCTGGCTTGCCACCGCCGGACAATTGGCGACCAAGGTCTTGAACCGTCTTCATACCCTCTGCCATAAACTGCGCGGCCATGGCATCTAGCTGTATCTGCACCTGCGGCGGCAACTGCTGCTCTTGCCCTGTCAATCCAAGCTGCTGCATGGCCCGTTCGCGTGACTCAATCTGTACGTGCTGCATGACATGCTTCTGAAGCGCCACCGCTATGGACGGGTTTGCCCCAACAAGAGGTGACCCGGCAAAGACCAAGTGCGCTAAAATGTGCGCCTGATGACTTTGCATTGGGAAGGCCATGAGTCGTACACCATCAAGGGCATCCATGTTCTCTTGCGCCGGGTCTTTCGGAACGGGCTGTACGGATTGCTCGTTCTTCAGATACTTGTCAATATCCCGAACACCCAAAGCCTCATACATGTCACGATACACTTCATACATGTTGTGCATCTGTGGAGCCTGTGCCGCTAACTGCATCTGCGTTTGAGCAAGTGCAATACGCTGCGCTTGTGAAAAAACATTAGGATTCGATACCGGAATCACGTCAATCCGGTCATCAAAATCCTTTGCTTTTACCGCTGCATCAACACCCTCTAATGCATATGGATATACCGGCGGCAAACTCTCGCCCATTACCTTGGCAAGAAGCTTAAACTCTAAACGCATCGCATAATGCAGGCGTTTATGCACCGCACTCATTACACGAGAACCCTGTTCCATAAGGGCGATTGTAGTGCCTACAGCAGCCTGCTGGTTGCCATCCCCGACCTTCATGTCGGTTATGGTGGCAAACCGCCTACCCGCGTCTACAACAAAGCCTAGAAGCTGAAACAGAGTCTGGTCCGGCCCCTTGAACGGCAACGGCATCAAGCTGTCACGAATAGCTCCGCCCGGCGCATCTACGTCCCTGAACTCACCCGGCTGCAGCGGATCGTCATCGTCCCTGATCCGTAGGCCGCGGGCCTTGAAGCCTGCAGGCAAGTTCGACAGCGTACCCGCATCAATCAACTGCCGCAGTGCCGCCGTCGCAGAACGCGACAAGCCACCAATGGTGTGAATCAACCCCAAACCGTAAAAACCAAAGCCCGGCAAGAACTTATAGTGAACAAAATACTGTATTTTCTTCTTGTCGGGGTCATCTTCGCGATAATTACGGCGAATTGACAAAATTTGCCCGTTATCCTGACTAATCGTGACCACATACGGCAGTTTTATGCCTGTTGGCTCCCCGTCCTCGCCCATATCCTCAAATCCTTCCAGATCCAAGTCGGCGTGACACTCTAACAACGTGCAATCATAGTCCACGGACGACGGTTCAATGCCGGTAATCCGGTTCAATTCGTCAGAAAGGTCGTCCATATCCGATTGTTGCGGCAAAACAGGTATATCCCTGTAAAAACCGCCGATCTGACGCTTACGAAGATCGTTCAAGCTCATACGAACAACATGCGTGATGTTCGGGCAAGTCTCTAAATCCGCGGTATCATAGGGAACAACAAGATGCTCTGCAGGAACGAACTTACTAACCGCACGATCCATGCTCTCATCATAGTAAACCTTCTTAAAAGTGCTGCCTGCCAGCGGCAAATAGAACAACATTTGATCAAATTCAGGCGTGTACTCCTCCATCACGTTCGTGATGTAGAAATTCATAAAATCTTTTACGCGCTGAGCCTGATCTGACGTCGCACTGTTCTGCGAACCAACTATCGCAGTCCGCACGGGCCCTCCCGGCGGCAACAACTCGTTGAACGCTTGGGCCTGAAACTGCACAGCAGCTTCCGCCAAAAGGGGATGGGTGACGCCAGAAGCACCTCGAAACGGCTCAGTCCTTTCGGAATAGTTGAACCCAAGTAATTCCAAGCCATCCGCGTATGCATCCTCCCATTCTTGGCGACTCGCCTTGTTTGCGTCGTAGTCCGCGGTCAATTCACTGGCAACAACGCCCAACTCCCGATCATCCATGTTTTCTGCTAGGTTTTCAGAAAAATCTCCGCTGGGCATCTCCGACATAGGGTCAAAATCAACGACTGCGCCGCCCATCTCATCCACTTCAATGTCAATCTCAGAAGCCTCGCCCGACATGTCTAACGTGCCGGGGGCCTCAATCTCAATCTCTGCCAGCAATTCTTCTGTTTCTACTTGCGGATTCTGGTTCTCTACAAGCGAAATGGGCGGTCTAGCCAT